CTTCGCGTGCCTGCACGGCGGCCCGGTGATGACAAGGAATATGCGTCGACAGCCGTTGCGAGACGACGACGTCCACGTGGCGCTTTTCCCCCATCGCTCCAGCTGAACAAGGAAACCCATGGCCAACGCAATCATCACCCCGAGCATCGTAGCGAAGGAAGCGCTGCGGCTCCTCGACAACAATCTCATCTTCGGCTCGCTCGTGAACCGCGTCTACGAGGACGAGTTCGCCAAGAAATCGAACGGCAACCGGATCGGCGACACCGTGCTGATCCGCAAGCCGGTGCGTTACACGGTGCGCTCCGGCGCCGTCGCCTCGCCGCAGGACACGATCGAAAAGACCGTGTCGCTGCAGGTGAACACGCAGGAGGGCGTGGATCTCCAGTTCTCGTCCTCGGACCTGTCGCTGAAGATCGCCGACTTCTCTGATCGCTATCTGAAATCGGCGATGATCCAGCTTGCCAACTCCGTCGATATGAAGCTCGCCGCGCTCTACAAGGAAGTATGGAACTGGGTCGGCACGCCCGGCACGGCGCTCACCACCTTTGCCGGCTTCACCAAGGCGCCGCAGCGGCTCGACGAGATGGCGGTGCCCGACTCCGATCGGGTCGCCGCGCTCAACCCGGCCGACAAATGGGGCCTGGTCGGCGGCTTCACCGGCTTCTTCGCGCCGGAGATCACGAAATCCGCGATCATGCGCGCGAAGCTGCCGCCGCTCGGCTCGGTCGATGCCTATTCGTCGCAGAACGTGCCGACCCACACGACCGGCGCGCGCGGCGGCACGCCGCTCATCAATGGCGCTTCGCAGAGCGTCGCCTATGACGGCACCAACCAGCAGAACCTCGTCACCGACGGCTGGACGCCGACCACGGCAACACTGAAGAAGGGCGACGTCTTCACCATTGCCGGCGTGTTTGCCGTCAATCCGGTCTCGAAGGCGGTGCTCTCGTACTTGCAGCAGTTCGTCGTGAAGTCGGACGCCTCCGCCGACGGCTCCGGCAACATGACGATTGCGATCTCGCCGGCGATCATCACTTCCGGTCCGTATCAGACGGTCTCCGCCGCGCCGGCAGACAACGCGGCGGTCACCAATCTCGGCGCCAACTCGACCAGCTTTGCACAAAACGTCGTCTTCGATCGCAACGCCTTTGCGCTGGCGATGGTGCCGATGGAGCTGCCCGAGGGTGCGGTCGCGCCGGCGCGCGAGAGCTACAAGGGCCTCTCGGTGCGCGTGATCCCGTACTACGACGGCACCAACGACCTCGGGAACTGGCGCCTCGACATCCTCTACGGGGTGAAGACGATCTATCCCGATCTCGCGACGCGGCTTTCGGGCACGTAAGCGAGAGGCGAGGGCGCGGGGAAAGCTCGCGCCCTCGCAATTCCTTTTGCCGGTCCGCGGTTCATGCCACGCAAAGGCCGGAACAAACAAAGTCCAATTTGCGGGATCCTCACCGCTCCCCGCTGAAGAGCGGGGAGCGGTGAGTCGGGACCTCGCGTCAAGCCAAGCCGAAATTCATCCACCGATTCGGACCCATTCGAGCGTCATGTCCGACTTCCGGACATCCACGCCGGCGACGGCGGCCCAAAGGAATTCTCCATGCCCCGCACCAAGCAGGAATTGATCGACAACGTGCTCGTCGACCTCAACATCGTCGGTCTCGGCCAAACGGCGGCGGCGGAGGAATCCGACTTCGTCTCGGCCAACATCACGGCGACCTTCGCCGAGCTGAATGCGCGGAATGTGGTCAGCATCCTCGACGAGGACGCCATCGACGAGGCGCTGTTTCAGCCGCTGAACGATCTCCTCGTTGCGCGGATCGGGGCGAGTTTCGGCCGCCCGCCGGCGGACACAGCCGCGATCGCGCTGCTCGAGGACCGCATCAAAGCCGTCGTGCGGCATACCGGTACGCGCGCGACGCTCGCGACCGAGCGCGTGCTCCGCCATGGCAATCGGCCGTTCCGCGGCTTCAACTTCATCACCGGGCAGTAGTTTTCCCGTCATTACCGGGCCGCCGTGCAGGCCGCGAAGCGGCCGAACGGCGTGACCCGGTAATCCATACAAACTTTCTGTGCGCGCTGATCTGCAGCGTGGATCGCGGGGCAGGCAAACTTGCGCAGCCTGCCTAAAGTTGGCTGCGAGCCCGGCGATGACAAAGAGAGGCCACATGGTGGCGATTCCGTTCCCGACGACCTCCGCCCCCGGCAAGCGGCCGCACGAAAGCGCCGGCCGCCTGATCAACGCCTATCGCGAGCCGCTGATCGCCGGCGCGCGCGGCAAGAATGTGTGGCGTCGAGCACCCGGGCTCCGGCAATGGGCCTCGACGTCACAGAGTGGGTTTCGCGGCGCGCTCCAGGTCGGTGCAACGCTTTACGCCGCCTGGTCGGGCAAGGTGCGTCGCTTCGACAGCGCCGGCCTCGAGACCGCGGTCGGCAATCTCGCCGGCACGAGGACGGTATTCTTCGCGCGCAACAACAAGGCGACGCCTGACCTGATCGTCGTCGATCCGGATAACGGCGCCTCCGTCGTCACGGCGGGAAGCGTCTCGGCCTATCCCGACCCGGACCTGCCGACGCCCTGCGACGTCTGCCAGCTCGACGGCTATTTCTTCTTTGCGATCGGCAACGGGCGCTGCTTCGCGAGCGCGCTCAACGACACATCGATCGACCCGCTTTGTTTCACCACCTGCGCCGGCAAACCCGACAGCCTGCTGCGGGCGATCCCGTGGGGCGATCTCTACCTCTGCGGCACCGGCTCGATCGAGGTCTATCACGACACCGCCGAGCCGCCGCCCGGCTTTCCGTTCTCGCGCGTCACCCTCATTCCGCGCGGGCTGATCGGGCGCTACGCGATCTCAGGCTATGAAGACGGAATCGGCAAGGGGATCGTATTCATCGGCGACGATGCAGTCGTCTATGCGTTGAACGGTTACCAGCCGACGAAGGTCTCCACGCCCGACGTCGATCGCGCCATTCGCGCCTGGCTCGACGCGGGCGGGCAGGGCGACGACATTGAGCTCTCGCCTTATGTCGTCGGCGGCCACTCCTGCATCAAGCTTCGCGCGCCGAGCCTCACCTGGATCTTCGATCTCGACACCACCGACTGGTTCGAACGCCAGAGCTATGGCCTGCCATATTGGCGCGCCGTCGGCGGCTTCAACGCATTCGGCAAATGGCTCGCCGGTGATTCTGAGACGGGCGCGATCGTCGAAATCACCGAGGCGGCTGCGACGGAGCTCGATGCGCCGCTGATCTTCCAGGTCGAGAGCGGACCGGTGAGCGCCTTTCCCGGCCGCATGGCCGTGGCCGAGGCGAGCTTCGAGATCGCGCAGGGCGTGGGGCGCGCGACCGGCGCCGACCCGATCGAGACGGATCCCGCCGTGGAGATCTCCTATTCCGACGACGGCGGCATCGCCTGGTCGATGCCGCGCGTTGCCAAGCTCGGGCGCCAGCAGGAAACGCCCGGGCCCGTCAAGCTCGCCAAGACCGGCATGACCAAGAACCAGGGGCGCCGCTGGCGGCTTGTCGTCTCCGATCCGGTGGATGTGGAGCTGACCGGCGGCGATATGAGCGCGGAGCTTCGCAGGTAGAATGCCCGGCACGCCTCCCAATCTTCCAACGGATGCAAGGCTTCCCGACTATACCGAGCCGCCGATCTTGGGCGATCCGAAGCTCTTCTCGACGAGCTGGTACAAGTTCTTCGCGCTCGTTTATGGCCTTCTTCGCGGGTTGAAGGACAATTTTCCCGGCCTCATCACGCCGCAACAGGTCGACTTCGTCGAAGAGTTCGTCGGCGAATTTCAGTTTCCGATCGACAGCGCGCCGCTCGCGGTCGTCATCCTGGAGGCGAAGGTCGCCCGCATCATCAACGAGATCACCACCCAATGCGACGCCGGCAGCGCGACGCTGACCGGGCGGATCAATGGGACGGCGCTCGGCGGCGGGGCGAATTCCGTCTCGACGACAAAGCAGACGAAAACGCATGGCGCCGCGAACGTCATGGCTGCCGGCGACAGACTGACGCTCGACTTGTCAGCCACCACCTCCGACTGCCTCAACCTCTCGTGGATCATCAAGACCACGCGCCAAATGCAAATGCTGCAATATGCCTAGGTGGCTCGGCGGATTTGAGAGCGCGGGGAACGACAAGTTTACGAAGGTTCTGCTGCACCTCGACGGCGACGCGTCGGACACGGCGAGGGGCGCGGCGGCGAAGATGTGGACAAATCACGGGCCCGTCACGTTTCCCAGTGCTCCATTCGCCAAGTTCGGAAAGGCCGGATCGTTTGGAACGAACCTCTGGTTGGACACGCCCGGCAGTGGCGATCTTCTGATCGGCAGCCAAGACTTTACCGTCGATTTTTGGATGCGCGTCGTCAGCGGCGACGGAAATCTTCGGTTCCTTTACAGCCAAAACGACGCGACGGGGAACGACGTCTCGTCGCTGATCCGGGTGACGACGGGCAACGTGCTGAATTTTGTGGTGACGAGCGATGGCGTCACGAATACGACCGTCGCCGGATCGCGCACGTTTCTTTCAAGTGAAAACGGCGGCAATCCGTTATGGCACCACGTCGCAGGTGTCCGCAAAAACGGAGTGATGCGGCTCTTCGTCGATGGCGTGCAGGACGGTCCGGACGTAAGCGCAAATTTCTCGGTGAATCCGAGCTTCCGCAATTTCGCCATCGGCCGGCCGGGAATGCAGAACAGCAATTATTTTTCCGGCCAGATCGACGAGTTCCGTTTCAGCATCGGCATCGCGCGCTGGTTCTCGACGTTCACGCCGCCAGTGCGCGCCTATCTGCCAACGTGAGGTGAATCATGGGCCTCTTCGACATCTTCTCCAACAAGAATGCTCAGGACGCGGCGAATGCGCGGATCGCCGGCATCAACCAGGGCTACGATCTCGCAAGCAGCGCGCTGCAAGGCGGGCTCGATACGGCCAATCAATATTACAACCAGGCCTATGGAACGTGGACGCCGCTCGCGCAGCAAGGCGCGCAAGCTTCGAACGCTTACGCCGATGCGCTCGGCCTCAACGGGCCGGCGGGCAACGCGCGCGCACTCGCGGCGTTTCAGAACAACCCAGCGTATCGGGCGCAGCTGCAAATGGGCGTAGACGCGCTCGACCGCGGCGCCGCCGCGCGCGGCATGCTGCAGAGTGGCAACACGCTCGCCGCCGAGCAGCAATACGGACAGAACCTCGCGAACCAGGGCTACAACCAGTATCTCAATACGTTTCTGCCGCTCTTGAACCAGCAGACGGCGGCGGCGCAGGGGCAATCGGGCGTGCTGACGGGGCAGGGCAATCTCAACTACGCCGGCGGCGCGCAGCTCGGCCAATACGGCTGGCAGAAGGGCACCGGCATCGGCGACGCGCAAGCGGCCGCCGATCTCGCGAAGAATGCGGCGTCGGCAAATCTGTGGGGCCTGTTGCTGAACGGGGCGCGGCTCGGCGCCGGCGTTTTGGGATACGGCGCGTATCGATGAGGGGCGCTAGACACCAATCAGCTCGGCAATTCCTCTTCGAGGATCAATGACAAACGATAGATCTGAATGGCCGTTCACCGCGGCCGCGACCGCGCTCGGCTTTTCGCCGCTATCGGTCCTGCTTGGGAATGCTG